CAACACCAAGTCCTGCTGGACCTGCTAACCCATCTATCATTGCAGTTAAAGCCTTTTTAGTGCCTCCTTCCGTTTTGGCTAATCGTTGGAATGATTCCAACATTGGGTTAAGGTTATTTGCTATACCTATAATTCCATAAGGAGCATCTTGAGCAATCCTTGAGAAGTTTATAAGTGATTGCGAAGCATCACCCATCGGTTTGCCTAATCTTCCAGCTTGTTGATTTAATTGAGCAATTGTACCTTTTAAATTATCTATGTTTTTATTAAGATAATTTATTTCACCAATATTAGTAGCTTTCTTTAATGCACTTTCAAATTGTGCAAGAGTATTTTGTGCTGCCTTTAAGCTAGATTGTAACGCTGAAACATCGGCATCAATACCAATACTAAACTTATCAAATGAATCTGCCATAATATTTTAATTTACTCCGTACAACTTTAGTGTCCTTGCCAATTGGTCGCTTGTTAACATTACCTTTTCTTCTTCAACTTCCAAATCATCAATAGCTGGTATGTGCCAAAAAGACTTTATACTTTTGGGTGATTTTTCAGTTGTGTTACTTAAATATACAATATAGGCAAGGTTTCTAGTCCTTGCCCATTCGTTTAACTCTTGTTTTTCCTTACCCATTACGATAATAGAAAAGTCTTTCCAAGTCATATCCCAAAACTCATTGGGTCTTATATTGCATTCAGCAGCTTTCACTAAAATATCATCCCAACCTAACTTTACTAGACTTTTTTTTTTCTTCTTTAGGAGTTCCTTTTACTGCCATAACAGTATGTTCTACTATATATTTAAGATACAAAAGAACTTGTCCTTCAAGATTAAAAATACCGCCTATTTCATCAATCCAATCGCAAACATCATCTTCGGTAAATTCAATTTCTTGTTTGTTACTTATACAAGCGGATTTATATCCGATGTACAATAGTTTAACAATATTATCCAAGTCGTATTGATTTCCACCTAAAAACTCAAAGTACTTATCTATTGATATGTCTTTTGCTTTGCAAAATTCACGCATTGACCAAGTACCCCATTTTAATTGAATTGTTTTGTTGTTTAGTTTTAATTCAAACATAGGTTATTGGTTTTAGGCTTGTTCAGTTTGTGCAATTGGTGGTGTACATACTACAAAAGTTGCAGTAAATTTCACATCATCTTTATCAGCTGCATTTACTTCAAAGTCGCTAATAAATACAGTGCTAGTTGAAAGACCACCATAGTAAACATCACCAGTAGTTGGTGTTGCTTTACCCATTTTAATAGTAAATTGAGTTTTAGCAGCGTGAGCAGCATACAATTGTTGGTAAGAATCCTTACTTGGACTTCCTGTTTCATCAATTGCAAATCCTTCGCCTTTGAATGATTGTGTAAATGAAGGACCAGCTTGAAATTGGTCTCCACATTTTGAAGTTGCATCAATAGTGTTAACAGTTGATGTCAATGAGTTTGTCGTTAAACAAGCCACAGGTTTAAAAGTTGTACCTCCAGCTAAATCTGCTAAAAGGATATAATCCCTTGCTGATACTTTAGTTTCTGCCATTTTATTTTAATTTTGAGTTATTATTAAATTATAAGTTATTATTGTTCTCCATACATTATCCGAAGGGTTTAAACCATCTAAATTTCTAATTGCACCCACTACCAAACTTGAAGCATAAAACCCATTTGCTAGGGTTATATTCGTTTCGGAATTGATTGCAGCTAGTATTAAATCGCTTATCGTTTCGGCTCTTTTATATCCAAAGTTACTATTTTTTATTACAATGTCAACATCAATGGTAACTGCATTGGTGTAACTGATTTTACCTTGTTCCTGTGCCGATGCCCTTCCGTTCATAATCACATATTCATTTACTCCGTTATCAGGAGCATAACCATCGTAAACAGGCAATCCGCTTGAACTTGTCAAGTTAGTATAAAACCACTTCTTTACTTCTATATTAGGATTTAACATTCTTTATTACGTTTTGTATGTTTTTTCTCAAAACAGGTATTTCACTTTCAAAGGCTGGTATTAAGTAAGGTCTTGGTCGTAGGTTTATTTTTCTTATTCCTTTGCCCTTAAATTGGATTGCAAAATCCTCATATCCAGCAGGAACGCTAACTGTACCACCAGTTCCAAATTCTACATAAGGTGCATATTTTAAACGACTTCCAACTGTGTACATTATCTTGTCGCCTGTATTAATTTCCTTTAATTGGATTGAATTTCTTAAAATACCATTATCTACTTTAACATCCCTTCTTGCTTTGCTTTGAATAGCTAATGCAGATGCGTTAACCTCTAAAGCAACCTCTTTAGCAATTTCAGGTGCTAATTTGCCTAATCTTGTAATTAGTGCATCTAATCCTTCAATTCTAAATAGAATTTGGTCTGCCATTAGAAGTACATTAATATTTCGTAAAATCTAAATTGGTTTTCTACATCCTTCAAAGAATGAATTACATAAGTATCGCCTTCTGCCAATATTTTGTAGTTATTGGTTATTGTAACATCATAACGGACAAATAGCTTTGCAGCCCTTGTATATGTTATTTGTGCATCCATTAATTTTCTGCTTTCATCCATAGGTCTAAAATCCCCAAATACTGTTTCTTGTAAGGCATAGGTAGTTGTGTAGCCACCTTGCCCATCAGCGGTGATTGTAGGCACATATAAGCCTATTTCCGAGTACATTGTGTTGGCATCAACATAGTTTGCCTTTTTGCTTCCTATCCTCATAATATTGGGCTTATTCTTGTCCAACGCTGACACGCTTTCCAAGTCTTTTCACAAATACCTGTATCACTATCCAATCCTCTATTTTCGTAATCGTAACTAACTTGGTCTAAAATAGCAATCTTTAAATCGTTCGGAATGGTTGCGTAACCTACCACATAAGTAGCCTTTAAGTTTTGGAATTGTGGTCTTTGTAATTGTGGGAACTTACCACCAACTAATGTGTAATCAGCAGCAACAATAGTATCTCCGTTTTGGTCTATTAATGATGTAAAACTATTCATCGGACCATAAGGCAACTGGAAGTTACCATCCCAATTTGTAAACCATACAACCGCAGTTTTAGGTATTAAACTTAATCCTGTACCTACTTCAACCGCTTCCCTTGCTTGTTTAATCATTAAGGTAATTTGGTTATCATCAACATTTGTAGTAACCCTACAATACAATTTTGCCTCTGCTAATGTAACAGGTTCAACAACTGTACCTATGTCGGTCAAAGTAAAATCAATGATAAAATTATTATATGACATACATCTTTTTTACAAATTTACAATAAATATAATAAAAAACCCCACCGATTAAGATGGGGTCTTTATTTTCTATTCTATAATCAATTAAGCATTGATTGAAGCGTAGATTGCAGAAGTTGGTTGCATCAAGTTGATGTCCTCATAACACTCAATTCTTGCAGTAACCATATTTTGTTGGAAGTTAGATGCGTTCTCATAAGAAAACTCAATAGCTAATCCTTCAACTTCAATACGCTCACAAAAGTTGCTATCCAAGATAAGAACTTTATCATCAGTAACCCAAGATGCAGCAATTACAGGAGTTCCCCATATTGTCATACCACCATTAGGATTAACGATAACTGAACCTGAACCTGCGTAGTAACCAGCAGCGATTGTATCTTTTAATAAACGACCTAATTGTTTAGGGCTTACTAAAGCAACTGAAGATACAAAGTTTGCAGTCTTTTGGTTGCCGATATAATCAACTAATTGCTTTAAATCGGTAGTTTCAGCAGTTGTTGTAGAACCTGTTGCAGCAGCAGAAACAGTTGCAAAGAAAGCCGCGTTTTCAGCTTTGAAGAAATCTCTAGTCAACATTCTTGGTAAAGTTGTGCTTAAGAAAGGCAAACTTTTAGCCATTTGTTTTGAGAATGTAGAGAAACCAGCGATGTAATCATTAACCACTTTAACCTCGCTTAATGCGTAGTTATTCTCACCTTTGTTAGAACCTTCAGTTTGTGCAGCAATGTTGTTAGTTGTTGCAGTCTCTTTGTAGAATACATACAAACCACTTTCGCTTCTTACTGTTGGAACTAAATCACGGAAGTTAATTGCTTGACTAGGTAAAACTGAAGCATTAATAGCATAAGATGCTTGAGCATCTCCTGTTAAAGCATTACCTAAAGTCATTGACTTAACATCTCTTAAATCTAAACGGAATTTACCATTTGATTTCATTGATTTTTCCATTTCATCCAATTTGCCATCTAATTTTTCAATGATAGCTTCATCTAAAAACTTTACTTGTTTAGATGCGTTTTTCTTTTGTGCAGCAGCTTGAGCATCAAATTGTTTTTGTGCTTCATCTTTTACTACACGGATTTCAGCGTTTGTTGCTTCCAACTTCGCTTCAATACTAGCTTGAAAACCTTTAAGGTTATCAGCCATTTCGTTAATTACTTGTTCCATTTTTACTTTTTTAGTATTTTATTAAATTCTTTAATTGCCTTCAAGATTTCAGCATCATTGTTTTTGATTTCCTCAATTATCGGCTGGGGTGCTTCTGCGACCGCAGTGATTTCTTTAACGATTTCAATCTCCAATAAATCCGCTTGAATCCTTTTTATTTCAATCTCCATCAACGCAAAAGTTTCATCGGTAAATTTACCGCCTTTAAACGCTTTCAAGAGTTTCTCTAGCCTGTTTGCTAATTGTTCTTTCTTTACTTCACTCTTTACTGAAATGGTTGGTGTTTCAGGGTTTGCTGCCCATAATACCGCACTACCTTCATAAAGTTTAAGTTCAGTAATTGTTCTTACTCCATCCTTACCTACGCTTGAATTTATTGTAGTAAATCCAATTGAATGCTGATTGATTAAACCTGCATCGTACATCTTCATTATATCTTCACCTGTTTCGGTCATTACTATTGGAGTAATTGCAATAAGCATATCACCTTCAACATATAATTGTTCAGGCTTACCAATAACCGCTTCCATTTCAGCACAATGGTCAACTAAAGACCATATTAAGTTTTTACCTGCTGGACCTCTTTCGCTTAAAGTCTTTGTGAATGCTTCAGGAACGATAATATCATTGTCTAAATCTACATTACCTGTCCTTGCCCAAACCGCTTTAACTCTGCGTTGTTCGGTATCTACATCCATTACTTCGTAGCCGATATCTTGTTTTTCAACAATTAAATCTTTTGATGCGTAAGTTTTCATATTTACAAAGTTATATTTTTTTTTATTATTCAAACAAGTCTGCAATTAAGTTTCCTATTTGCATACCTACTGCGTTAGTTAGTATTCCCCAAATCATTCCGACATTGCCTTTTGGTGGGTTATCTTGTAGCTTTAATAGTTTGCCATTTTTATCCCTTTGTGCCTCATATCCTAAAGTACATCGGCAGTTGCAAACATCACCAGCACTTCCACTTGAATCGCAAGGATGAAGCATTAAGTCAAAACCGCCTTTTTTATTTTGCAGTTTAAATGTCGCATCCATTGGGATTTTAGTTCCATCCATATTTAGGTGGTCAAATTGGTCTCTTGGAATCCTTCTTGTCCTGTTATCTTTTGCTGCAATCCATTCTTTGACAGTTACTAATCCTGTACTTGTTGCACCAACCATTGAACCAATATTTGCAGCCCTTCCTGTTTCCGTTCTTGCTATTAACTCTGCTCTATAATCCGTAATACCTGCACCCCTTAATAAAACTATTGTTTCAGGTAGTGTTAGATTTTGTTCTGCTGATTGTACTAAATATCTTCGGATTTGGTCTTTGGTTGTATTCGTGATGTCGGTAGCTAATTGGTCAAGTCCTTGCGTTTGCAGATATTGAAGGATAGTGTAAGCAAATAAATCAGTCTCCGCTGATTTAACTTCCAATGCCTCGTAATGCCCTTTTACAGACCTTTTAACGACCTTACTTGATATTTGAGCCATCTTTACACCCATAGCCAAATGCAGCTTTTGTATGGTCTTTTTAATGGCTTTGTCGCTAATTGCGTTATAGTCTAATGTACGACAATAGGTGTTCACCTGATTTTGTAGTTCTTTCTTGAACTTCGGTGAGTATTGTTTTAATGCGTTGGCATAAAGTTTTTTATAGTCTTGCCAAATCATTTTATGGATTTTGGTCAGGTATATTCAAAGGTTGAAATTGGTCAATAGTTTGCAATCCTGTTGGGATGTAAAGTTTCTCTAATTCTTCGGTAGGAATATAATCAGGCACTTCAATATTCATTATATCTAACTTTTGTTTAGGGCTTATCCACCACGCCTTATCAAGCCATTCAGTCTGCTCGGATTTATTTGCTTCTAATTCTCCGTATATTGAAATGTCATAATCAACATAAAGATTTGTTCCCTTATAACCCCAATCGGTGTGTAATTTCCTATTAAGGTTTTCAGTCAATGCGTTAAGTAATGGGATGGCACAACGAAGTGTTAATGCCTTTTCCCCTTCTCTTTGATTGTTATAGGTCTTTGAATCGCTATCGTTTAAAAGTTGACTAGGTACTCCGTAGATATTACAAAGTGCTTTTAAATCCCATTTTTCCGATTCAATGATATTAAGTTCAACAGGGCTTAAACCGATTTGTTTCCAATCTACTTTATAACCTGATACTGCTATTGAGTTAAAGTTAGCTGAACCGCCTTTTTGACTTACTGCGGTTTTTAGTGCTTGTGCCTGTGCTTGTCCACTTGTAGGGTCAAACCTTTCATCGTTCATAAATAAAACTCCAGCAGGTCCACCATTTTGGAAGGATGCAACGGCAGCGGTTTTAGCTTCGTTACTTCTTGTTAAGTTCTTTGCTGCTGCTCTTAATGGGCTTTGTCCGTATAACTGTCCACCTGTAACTCCCCATTGTGGATTGAAGTATTTATCGTGTAAGATTTCTTTTGTATCAAATGACCACATTTGTCCATAGTATAACTGATACCCAGCCCTTGTTGGGGGGAACACATTGATATTTGCAATGATAGCCATATACTGACTAGGAAGTGCAAATAGTTCATAAGGTTTACCTTGATTGTTTCCTGCTTCAATAAGTTTGCCATAAATAAAAGAATTACCTGTTATCAATTTAAAACCGCACCATTGTTCAACCAAATCACTCCAGCAATCTTCCTCATTAGGATATTTTAGTAACTCGTTTAAGCGTTGGTCTCCTGTGTAAAGTTCGTATGCTTTTTTATGTAATGTCTCAAGTTCTTTTAGGTTGATGTCTTTTTGTGCAGCTAAAGATTTGTATTTCTTTGCAGCCTTTTCATCTACAACCTTGTAAACGTGGAATGGTGCTAATTTAGCTTTGTCAGTAATTAGTTTAATGATTGAGTAAACTAT